GAAACCAAAAACACCAAACCCAAATCGGCTACAATAGAAACAGCCGGCACAGAAGCATCTCAGGAGTAATCATGGCAACAACTACCTATCTCGGCAATGCAAAGGTTTTGATCGCTACAGTCGATTTATCAGATCAATGCAAATCAGCAACGGTCACGCGTACTATCGAGGCGCTTGAGTCATCTGCATTTGGCAGCACATCGCGCGTGTACACAGCAGGCATGGAGAACTCCACGTTTACTGGCGAGTTCATGATGTCTTACGCAGCATCTGAGACATACGCAACAATCAAAGACCTTGTTGGCACAGCAATCACGATTGTTGTCAATCCGACATCTGCTGCCGATTCTGCAACTAACCCTGGATTCACGCTCACCGGCACATACCTTGAGAGCATTGATGTCATTGCTGCAAACATTGGCGAACTTGGCATGGTCACAGTCTCGACACAGGGCGGCGTGTACACCGCTGACGTAACCTGATCAACAACTAACAGAAAGCAGGCGGCAGGATGCAACTAACGCTTAAGGTCAATCAAGGTGAAGGAGACTATGAAGTCTCTACCAATCTGTACACAATCGTTTTGTGGGAACGCAGATTTAAGAAATCATTTACCGAATTGGGCAAAGACATTGCAATGGAACACATTGCTTATCTTGCGTATGAAGCGAGCCGTCTTGCAGGCATTGTTATACCTGGCGAGTTCGATACGTTCCTAAAGCGTTTGACTGTGTGCGAGTTTGTTTTGTCAGACGATGAACTCCCTACACAGGCGGCTATCGACACGCTCTAGCACTAATCCTGCTACACACCGGATGGTGGCCGCCAGAGATACCGTTTGAGACAACTGACGTGTCTGCAGTTGTTAGACTGATCAGTGAATCGAGGAAACCATGACCGTTGCCATCAAGACTGAAATTGCAGGCATCCGTGAGGCAGTGGCATCTCTTAACAAAATCGAGCCGGGACTGCGTAAACAGTTTGCGGCAGAACTCAATCAGATTGCTGCGCCAGCGCTTAATGTGGCAAAGTCACGCTATGCCAATTTGGGCGTGCCGCTGTCCGGCATGGGCAAAGTGTGGCAACAGGGCAACAGGCAACTATTTCCCTACAGCGCAGCGAAAGCACAAAGCGGTGTTAAGGTCACTTTGGACACGCGGCGCAATGCGCTAGCCGTCATTGTGATTAGTCAAAAGAATCAGACAGCCAGCATCTATGAAACAGCAGGCCGCAAGAATTCAAGTCAACTGTCAAATAATTTAGGCAACACTCCGCGCTCTGGTCGCACACGTTTGTTTGGGCCAGCGGTGTACAGCAAAATCCGAGAAATTACAAACGAAATTGAGCAGGCTGCATTGCGTGTATTTAATAAAGTAGATAGAGAATTGCGATGAGCATTGACATCCCAATCATTAGTTCATTTTCAGATGTTGGAATAAAATCTGCAATTAAGTCTTTTCAACAATTAGAGACAAGCAGCCAAAAAGCACAATTTGCAATTAAAAAAGCAGCGCTACCAGCGGCAGCGGCATTGGCTGGCTTGGCTGCGGCAGGGTATCAAACTGCTAAAGCGGCATCAGATTTCAACGAGACAATAAACAAATCAAGAGTTATTTTTGGCAACGCATCAGCCGGTATCGAAAAGTTTGCACAATCAGCAGCAAAAAATATTGGTCAATCAAAACAAGAAGCAATAGATGCAGCCGCAACATTTGGCATTTTTGGTAAAGCCGCTGGCAAAACAGGTGAGGATCTTGCCAACTTCAGTGTTGATTTGGTCAAATTATCAAGTGATGTAGCAAGTTTTAATAATGCAAAACCAGCAGAAGTTGCACTTGCATTTGGCGCGGCGTTGCGCGGCGAAGCCGAACCCGTGAGGCGATTTGGAGTTTTGTTAAACGATGCCACAATCAAAGCGGAAGCAATGAGACTTGGCATTTTTGAGGGCAGTGGCGCATTATCTGCACAACAAAAAGTGCTAGCAGTGCAAAGTCTTTTGATTAAACAAACCAGTGACGCACAAGGAGACTTTGCGCGAACATCAACAGGTGCGGCGAATCAACAAAGAATTTTGGAAGCAACTGTTAAAGATCTTAAAGTTGAACTTGGACAAGCATTTTTGCCAATTCTAGAAAAGGTCTTGCCAAAATTGGTCACATTTGCCAGTTGGGCAGCAGATAATACGCCAATTATATTGGGAGTAGCAAGTGCAGTGGGCGTTCTATCTGCAGCAATCGTTGCATTAAGAATTGCTATGGCCGTACAGGCTGCTGCAGCCTTCTTGGCTGCCGCTGGTATTACTGCGGTACAAATTGCAACTGGTATTGGCATTATCGCAGTAGTAGCAGGAACTGCTGCATTTGCTGCGTACAAAATTGCAATGAAAGATAGCAAAAATGAAGCAGACAAAGCAGCAAAAGGTCTTGGAATTTTAACCGATGCTACTAATACACTCACAACTGCAACCGCAACAGCAGCATTAACACAAGCACAATTAAACTCTTATATTGGGCCTGTTGCTTCAAGAAACGTCAATGACTATGCAAACGGCGTTCTCAAAGCAAGTGTTATGACAGATTTGCTTGCAAAAGCAGCAAAGAAAAAAGCAGAAGCAGATGCCAACTCAGTCGCTGTCACAACGGCGGCAACAGATGCAGAAAGAAAACACGCCGAAGCGATTGCAGCAAAGCAAAAAACCATTGATGATTATCTAAGGTCTTACAAGGATTATGCAGATTCAATCTCTGGCACTATTACTGGTTTAGTTTCGCTGTCAGACGCAATAGATAAAGTGCAAAATGGGGAAAGCAACAACGTAGGTGCAGCGTTTGAAAAACAGATTCAAGACGCAAAAGCATTTGGTAACAATTTAAAGACGTTAATAAACATGGGTCTTAGTCAGGCTGGACTTGCTCAGTTGCTAAATCTTGGCCCAACAGCAGGCATTGTTGTTACAGATTCAATGATTCTTGGGGGTCGCAGCACCGGCAACCCTGGTGGCTTTGGTGTCAATGAATTGAACTCAGCCTTGCAAGGGCTGTCTGATGTAGGTGGTGGTCTTGGCGGCGCTGCCGCTGGCGCGTTTATGGGCGCTGGCACTAATGTGAACATCACAGTCAATGCTGGCGTGGGCGATCCTGTAGCCATCGGCAAATCTGTAGTCGATGCGCTCAATGCCTACAAGGCGCGCACTGGCACGTTTGGATTTGTGAACGCATAATGGCCTGGCCTACACCTAAAGTTTCAATTGCCTTTGACGATGGGCCATACGTTGCGTCACCAGTCTGGACTGATGTCACGGCGTATGTGTACTCGGCTGATGTCTCGCGCGGTAGGTCTGATGACTACAGCCAGTTCATCGGCACTGCTCAGGTAGTCCTTAACAACAACTCGCGGCTCTTTGATCCGTTCTACACGTCTGGCACTTACTACGGCAAACTGCTACCTAGACGACAAATCAAGATTGAGGGCATTAGCAACTCAGTGACGTATGCAGTGTTTAGGGGATTTGTAGACGGATTCCCTGCGGCATGGGATCAGGCAGGCAAGTTTGCCACAACTACGCTGTCATGTTTTGACGGCCTGAGTCTGCTGTCTCAGGAACTGCTGCCGGACTATGTGTATGACTACACCAAGACTTTAAATCCGATTCACTACTGGCGATGCAATGACGGACAACAAAGCGTCACCATTACTGACAATGTTGGCGCACGACCACAAAATTTGCCGACTGGTTTTGCATACACTCCCTATCAGCCAGGTTCGCAGATAACTTCTGCTTTGCCAACTCCAGCAATAATAGTGCAAGGCAATAGTTCATACGGCACGACAGTGACCACTACAACACCAACAGTTGGAGATTGCACTATCTCAGGCTGGTTTCAAGCATTTACTTACAGTGGTATTTATGGATTTTGGGGTTTAAGATTTGCATCTAATAATGGCGTTTTCCAAATTCAGTATGATTCTGCTTCAGGATGTATTCGTGCTTTGGTCTATAACAGCACTGTCTCTGTTTTTAATACTTCTCGCAGAGATAGCACTAACACTTATAGCGCACCAATGTCAACGCCAGTATTTATCACGGCAACTTACACAAAATCAACAATGGCTGTGGCGTTATACATTAACGGAATAGCGCAAACTGGGGCGAGTCAATCTCTTGTGTCTTATGACCTAACTCCGATTACCAGTTATGGGATGTTTCTGATGCAAACACAAGAGCAAACAATTTTTGCGTCTGCACTTACTGCTGCACAG